CTATCTGAATGGGCAAGGTCGCTTCTCTCGTAGGATGAGGAGGAGATAATGGCCCAATCTCTCTCGAGCATCCGCAGAGCAATAGCATCGAAGATCGAAGAGATCTCCGGTTTCAAGGAATCGAAGCATACTCCAGATTATTTCGGTAGAACAGAGAACACAGTAGCCCATCGAGCCTTCTCTATCTCGGTATCCTCTTCTACTGCAATGGAAGAGAGGCAACGCAGAGCGGTAGGGGTGTATATCTCTACTCCAATGCAAGTTCTTTTCTCGTATCGCTTAAGACCGTTGGATATCTATCCTACGGATTACGATGCGAGCCTCGATGCAGAGGAGAGCGTTATTAACAAGGTGCTCGAGGCTTATGCTACGGATAATCAGTTTACTATCCGATACACTGGAAGCGAGCGCAACGTTACAGACTCTCAAGAATATATACTTATCTCTCTCTCGTTCAATATCTTGCACACTATCTAACGCAATCGTATAGAATAGTAATCAATCCCCGGAGGCCAGCATGGCATATTCAACAATCCCAAAAACAAAGCGCGATGGAGTTATTACTCTTCTCGATGGTACTGGAACCCCAGTAGAGCTCGAAGTAGCCTACGAGGATGGAAACTTTACCTTTTCAGATCCCCAGCAATTCTCGGAACTTGTAGTAATGGATCGCGGTAACTTTGCTGCAGTTCGCAAGCAAGATGAGCAAGCAAAAACGGGCTCTTTCTCTTTCCACTTCAGACAGTTTACAGACGCTGCAGAAGCGGGCTCGGTTCGAGACTTCATTAACCAAGTAGGTAATTACTCTGGTAATGTTTCTACAGGTCTTACAGGTACTCCATATATCGAGCACTACACTATCGATATCAAGTACTTAGCAGATAGCCCGGATGCCTTAGAAGCAGACCATACGGTTACATTGAGTAAGTGTATATGCTCTTTGGACTTCTCAGAAGGAGATCCCTCGAGTTTCACTCTTAACTTTACTTGCTACGGTGGTCTTACTGTAGCGTAATAGCAAATAGGAGGTACTATGCTATTAAATCTTGGAAAACTTGGAAAGCATGAGGGGAAGATTCCTTCCTCTATTGCTACTTGCTTAGATTTCGTATCGATCTGGGGCTCCGAACCCAATCGAGCACAATTGGGAAGGCTTTGCGCAGCGGCTATCGCGGTATCGGTAGACCATGCAAGAATCCTTCCTGCTTATCCTGTATCGAGTGGAGATCCGATTGCTTTCGGGTATAAGATTCTCGATCGGTTGCTCGATAATGGGGTTACTCCTGCTCAAGTCTACGAGATGGGCTCTGCTCAACTTATCGAGATGATGCGAGTAATCCCTTCCGAAGATAAGGTGGAAGATCGAGCAAATTTTACGCAAGCGGGAGAGGAGGGCTAGATCTCCTTGCTATGAGGATCGCTCTCCGATGGGGGAAGGATCCTCTATGGTATTATACTCTCCCAGAAGATCTCCAAGTATCTCTCCTTGCCGAGTATAGGCTCTCGAATGAAGATTCGAAAGCGATACAGGCTAGGCAAGAGCGCATAAAAAGGGCTAGAATGGAGGAGATGTTGAGGAGAAGATGAGTACAAAAATTACTACAGGTAGAGCCGGAGTAACGATCGATACAGATCTCCAAGAATTCTATACAGGCTTCTTGGATAAGGTCGCTCCCAATGCTCGAAAGATTCTCGAAGATACGATGCAAACCATCGAGAAAGATGCTCGCAGAGATTGGCCCGTACGGAAGCCCCAGATCCGAAGAGATAGCGAGGGCAATGTAGTATTTTTTAAGAAAACCTCTAAGGGCTCTTGGAAACTATTCGAGCGGGGCTTTCGGATTCTAGGTGATGGAAGCTTCGAGGCTTATCTCAGTAATCGCGCTCCCTACTCATGGGCTATAAAGTTCGGAGTAGATTCCGAGAATAACCGGGGCCAAGATATTATCCAACCTCAAGGAAAGCGGGTTGCTAATGAACTCATGGTAAAACCACAGAAGAAAGCCTCGAATAAAGTAGTAAAGGCTCTCGCTGATGACTTGATGCGGAGATTATAATGGCAGAAGAAAAAAGATCGATATCGATCTCGTATAAGGCAGATCTTAAGGATCTAATCTCGAAACTTAAGCAGATGCCTAACGTAACGGAAGCGGAAGCTAAGAAGATGGTATCCGCTCTGGATAGGCAACTTAAGCAAGCCGAGAAGGCAGCCAAGAAGAGCGCAGAAGCATCCAAGAAAGCAGCGAAGCAGGCTAGCCAAGCAGCGAGAAGGGGAGCGCAAGATTTCGATGCGATGGGAGATGCTGCGAGAAGAGCAGAAGAGAGGCTCGAGCGAGTAGCAGAATCCTCTGGAGATATCGATAGAGGTTTCTCTTCCGTAGGGCTTGCTCTCCGGGGTGTTAATCCTCAACTCGCAGAGGCTGCAGATGGGCTCGCGGATACTTTCGCAGTAGTGGAAGGTCTTACTATGTCCTTCTCTGCTCTCAATCCCTTAGTAATCGCGGGGGCTGCAGCGGTAGGGGCTCTTACTCTTGGGTATATGTCACACTTAGCAGAGCTCGAGAGAGTACGAGAAGAGACTCTCGCTCTCCGAGATGCGCAGAGGGCTCTCTCCGATTCTCAATTGGAGCAAGAGAATAACCTAATCGATGCTGCATCGAAACTTCGAGATCAAAGATTGGAGTATCAACTTCTTACGGGCCAGATCACAGAGTACGAGTTTAATCTCCAGAAAGCAGGAGAGGCTGCTAACGAATCTTTCCGGGGTAATATCGAATCGATCTCCAGTACCATCTCCGAGAATGAATTGCTATTGGCTACTATTCGATCTCTCAAGGATTCTTATATTGATTCGAGTAACGCTGCTGTAGTGCTCTCGGATGGAGAGAAGGAGAGATTACGGACTCTTCAACTCCAAACCAACGCAGTCAAGAACAATGTAGATCTAACAAAGAATGGACTCCGAGAAGCAGCCGAGCTCGGGAAACTTGAGAAAGCCCTACTCTCGCAGATAGCAAACCAGAACCAACAAAGAGAAGCGATCGAGGCAATGCAAGCGGAAGCAGTAGATCGCGCTCAAGAGATGGTAATGCTCGAGAAAGAGCTCGCAGATGCTACAGAAGATGCCGCTACTCAATCCGAGCGCAGACAAGTAGCAACAGAGAAAACAGTATCCGCAGAAGAGGAACTCGCTCGGGCTATCGAGGAGGCGCTCGCTCTTTCTGATGATGTTATTAAGGGCAAGAAGTTACAGGAGCAGATGGATAGAGCGGTCGCAGAGGCTTTCCTCGATGATGAGGGTAAGAAGCGATTAGCACAGCAAGCAAGGCTCGAGGAGGAGATCGCTGCTCTGGAGATGCTCGGTATCGCTACTGGGAGAGAAGCAGAGGCCTCGATGGCAATCGAGGCTCTAAGGCATGAGAAGAAGATAGAGAACCTACAAGAAGAAGAAGATAAGGTAATAGGCATCTCTAAGCAGCAATTTGAGAACGCTCAAGCAATGTTAGGTTCTTTCGGAGATCTTACCAATAGCCTCCAAGAGTTAAACGAGCTCAAGATGGCATCTAATGAGATCGATGTAGAAGCATCTCAGAAGAAAGCAGAGAGCCTAGAGAAACTATCCAAGGAAGAGCGCAAGCAGATGGAGAGAAGAGCCCATATGTCAATTGCTCTTTTTAATATGTCGAAGGCAGCGAGCATCGCAGAGGTAGCGATGAATACTGCGGAAGCAATTACCAAGGCTCTAACCTATGGCCCTGTACTGGGTCCTATTATGGCAGGTATCGCAACCGCAGCCGGAGCCGCGCAAGCGGGAGTAGTCGCAGCGCAACCCGCTCCGCAGATGCAATTCCATATGGGGGGTATGGCCGCGGATGAGATGCAAGCAAGAGTATTGCGGGGAGAGGCTATACTGGATAGGGCTACTGTAAGAAGGATTGGAGGAGATCAAGGGGTACGGAATCTCCAACAGGGGGGAGAGGCTCGCTCGAATACCGTAGTAATCCAACCGTACAAGCACTTTGGAAGGTTCGCTAAGGATCTTGGAATCTCTCAACCTAGAAGAATAGGCATTAAAGGATATTGATATGGCAAATATTACTCCCGATTACTTGAGGGGCTTTCTTATCCCTTCCATCTCCATCTCGAAGGATAATCTCTGGGATGCTCAATCATCATATACCCAAGGCAATGCGAGAGCAGGGATTCCAGAAGCGCAGAGCGCAGGAGTTAATCTTACTCTCTCTTCGATTGGCTCTCAAGGTGAAGAGATCAAAGTAGAAACCATCCAGGGGGGATTACCCGGAGAGGCTCTTTTTAAGTGGAGCGGAGAGGATTCCGTAGAACTTGGAAGAGATGCAGCCCATATCCTAACAGAAGCAGGATTCTGGAAGTACTCTGCGAGCCCATCCTCTGCTCGGTATCTCCATTCCGATTGCGTATCGAGCCTCGATGGTACTATGTGGGTAGTATCGGAGCGAGATAACCTTACGAATATCAATACCATAGAGGTAAGTAGACAAGAGAAGAGCGGAGCTATTACGAGCCTTAATACTTTCATATCTCTTCCGGGTACTTTCTCGAGCGATGGGCTTCCATGTATTACTCGATTACAGGATGGGAGCCTCTTGGTAGCCTATTTCCAGTATACCGTACAGGATGAGATCAATATTAAGGTGCATCGAAGCATCGATAATGGGGATACTTGGCAGGAGATCGCTCCAAGAGGGCTCGCAGAGAGCATCGATAGCACTACCTACGAGCCTAAGAAAATGAAGATGGTATCAATCGATAATACTGTATCTCTGTTTATTGAACTTGAGACCTCGAACCGCAATCGATTAGCGCAGTACGTATCGAGAGATGGGGGTACTACTTTCTTACTTGTAAATCGAATCTCTAGCAGTACAGAGAGTTATTTTCACGAGCCTAGCCCGGTATCGCTTCCAGATGGTACAATAGGATTAGCCTATATCTCGGATAGCACAGAGTTAAACTTTACTAAGATTCCCAATCCCGGTATACGTTTATCGAGTAGCGAATGGACTGCAGCGAACGAGAGAACCATCTCTCTCGGTACTACTTTCTCGAGTATTACTTCTAACGTAATGAGCGGGGGAGAGGTCGCAGCGTGGTTCCAAGATGGTATAATCTGGGTAGTCGCTCAAGAGTACGGAAGGGGAAGGCTAATTGCTTTCTATTCTGATAATATGGGAACCTCTTGGAGATATGCCTCCGGTGGTACTTCTACGGTATCGAATGGATATATCCTAGACTACGAGAGCAATGCTAACCGAGTAACCGGGCTCTCTGCGTGTACTCATGAGGGGAGAACAAAGATTCTAGCCCACAATACAAATAGCATATGGTATCTCGCTCTCGGAGGATACTCCTCCTTCTCTTTCCCTCCCAGAGTGGATAGCCCTTCGAGATATGAGTATCTTGTATGGGAGAGCACCTATATTCCTGTAATGCTTCCCGCGGTCTCCAGTCAGTATACAACCATTGGAGCAGGTACCCAAGCCCTCGATGGGGAAGGGCTTAAGATCGAGACCTCTGGGAATGCTCGATACTATCGCTATGCTCATAGTGGAGGCTATTTCGATGAGGGCCAAGTAGTTCGCATAAGGCTCCAAGTAGATCAAAATACGAGCGGAGTAACCGCAGATTATATCTATCTTGAGATTGAGCAAGACGATACCGTAAATTCTCTATCTCTTAAACTTCGATTCTCTCCGAGTACTATACAGGTACGAGATAAGAATGGAACGCTTGCTACCATCTCTCACGATATGACAGAAAGCACAGAGATAGTAATCGCGATTACGGATACAGATGCAAAGATATGGTATCGAACCGCAGATGGAGCGCAGGCTAAGAAGTGGAATCTCGAATCCATTACAGGTATTGCGAAGGGTGGGACCGGAGCGGGGAATAATATCGAATGGGGGCATAAAAGCTTCTCGGGAGTCCTAACTTATCGCTCGCATTGGCAAGAAGTAAGTATCTCCTCTGGAGAGCAAGCGGGCCAATTTAGATTCGATCTCCGGGGTGCTACATATCCTCCGCTTGGAGAGTATCAATATATCGATGGTGGGCTCGCGATTACCTCTAAGGATGCACCTGCTCGAGGAGAGGATGAGTATAAGATTAGCCCTCGATTCGATTATGGCATTGAGAATATCTTCCATGGCATCTCTCTTTCTCCTCGCGTGGTCTGGAGATCGAAAGCGGATACCGCTCTGCAGAGAATCCCTCTCTTTATCGATCCCGTAGTAGCCTCTACAGATAAGAGCATGGGACTATCGGATATGCTCGGAGTCCATCTTTCCAATATAAATTTTAGAGAGTTTATACTCGAATCTTGGAGCGGATCTTCATGGGTTACTCTCGCTTCTGTAGATACGAGCGAGGGCTTCCAAGGCAAGTATCTTAAGAAGGGTAATACCCTTATCTCAAACGATAGTACAAAGCAGTTTTTACTCCAATATGGGGAGGCCATCGGATGGAGAGCCGAACTTTCTAACGGAGATGATACTACTGTAATTGTTAAAATCAGAATGAATAGCGAGGGAATCTGGAGCACAGATAGCACAGTAAAGCAGGCTATCCTCCAATACGATACAGACCTTACAGATCCGAGCACTATCCCCGCGAGCGGTAATATAAAACTTATCCCGGATAGCATTACCTTCCTTAAAAATAGGCTCGATGGAGTAAACCTTGGGCAGTATGCTCTCTCGATAAATATCCCAATCCAAGCAACTCTCGAAGGGTACTTCCAGATTGGATCGTTACTAATGGGATCGGTAGCTTTCCCCGCTCCGCAGTACCAACGCGGTAGAACGATTACCTATACACCCAATATCCAATCCCAATCGAGCCTCGATGGTATGTTCTTTTCTCGAAAGATGAGCGCAGGCCGTAGAACTGCTTCTATCGCTTGGACAGAGCCTATCGATACTACTCGATTATATGATCTCAATCCGGATTATTGGCAAGTATCCAGTACTGCAGGAGCGCAACCGGTAGCGAACTATGGAGATCCTTATCTAATGAATGGAATCTTTCGATACTTGAGCAATCGAGAGCCCTTGGTATACCTCCCCTCGATTCCAAAGAATCCTACCAATAACCAAGTACTCTTGAACCATCGAGAAGAGCATATGCTCGCTCGAACTACTGGAGAGGTATCCGTAGAGAGTGTAATTGGAGAAGAGCGGGTGGATGAAATGTTTAGAGTAGCTACTGTAAACCTCGAGGAGATCGAGTAATGGATACCATTAAGAGAAGCGATATCGAGAGTGGAGAGGTATGCTTTCTGCTCGATATCTATTATTTCGGAGCGATATACCGTTTTTCTACAGTACCCATAGAGATCGAGGATATTGCAGAGAATACCTCGATCCCTTACCGGGGTGCTCTTTCCGATCCTCCTGTAAATTTACAGAGCGATCTCCTCGGAGTAGACCTCGAAGCCAATACCATCTCGCTCGAACTTGTATTCGAGGAGATAGATTGGGTATCCGAGTTTCTCAAGGGTAGAACCATTAATGATGCTCTATGCGATCTCTCAATGGTGATTATAAAGGATGGAAAAACCTCCTTTACTCAGCAAGATAGGATCGGTATCTTTTCTGGAAGGGCTCTCGATGCCATCTTTGGTAACCCAGATGCACCCAAGGGAGCAGTAGCCTTCTCTATCGAGAACTCGATCAATATTCGAGATAGAAAACTCCTCGGAGAAGAGCATATAATAATCGATGATAACTACCCAATCGGGATTATAGAGAAGAGTAGGGGGAAGGTGGTTCCTTTCGTATTCGGTAGTCCTTTTAGTGCTCCAATCGAGAGTAGTGGGAGCATCACCCTCGAGGAAGATCTTCGAGTTACTCCATGCTACCAAGCAGGAGGTACTCCTACCCTAAAAACTCAATACTTCCAAGTAGCATATCATTCGGTAGTAATTGAGCAGGTCTCGAATATAAAGATCTACGATGGCCAAGGGGGATCCTTTACCAACCCCGTAGAGATTGCAGTGGATTCGAGGGGCTTTCTCCATGCATATGTACCCTATTATCTTAATGTAGGAGCTCCAGAGGGGATAAATATACAGGAGGATAACTTCCAAGCCTCGAGCCCAGAGATAGCCTTCCAGTATTATGCTCAATGGAGCGGAAGCGATGGGGGGATTCCATCGATTAACGGAGATGGCCCATTAGAGAGCGCAGTAGATATCTCGCTCTATGCTCTGGAGAGATCGGAGTTATTATTCGATTATTCCTCATGGCAAGGGCTCGCTCCAGTACTCAATCGATACAAGTTCGGAGGCTATGTAAACGATCTCGATCTTACTGCTTACGAATGGGTAAAGCAAAATATATGGGATCTCCTTCCAATAATGGTAACTACCGGGGGAAGGGGTATTAAGGCATCTCTTAATCTGTATACCTACTCTCAAGAGATTATCCCCTCTCACTATCTAATAGAGAGCGGAGAAATCGAGATTATCTCTCCCCTTACCCCTCTCGAGGGGGATATTATCAATCGGATTGTATTGCGCTTCGCTTATGCAGGCAATGCAGGAGCCTTTCGCTCTCAAGTAGTAATCGATCCCCGGTTAACAGAAGATGAGCCTCTAAAATTTCGAGATCCTCTTGCTTACATATCCTATACTCGGTATGGATTGCGAGAGAAGGTAATCGAGGCTCCTTTCGTATACGATCTCCAGACTGCTATCCGCATTGCTCGAGATAAGATTCGAGCCCATGCTCTGGGTAACTACGCTATCGAGATCTCTGCTTCCCCTCGGTATGGGTATCTCGATCTTGGAGATATCGTAGCAATCACTTCCGAGAGAGTCGGATTAACCGAGCATAAATGCCAGATTGTATCTAAATCTTGGAATAACAACCGGTGGAGATACGTGCTGCATATCGAGGATAACCCTCTCGTAACGATCCGCTCTTAATCTTTCCCATCTTTCTAGTAATTTCAAGGTAAGATAGCATTATGATAGTATTTATAGATAGACAGCATGCAGGTAAACCAGACAAGCCCGAAGATCGAGGGGCTACTGTAATGCCCTCTCCTGCTTTCGGTAACGGTATGGAGGCAATCTATACCGGGTATCTATCTCTGATGATAGAAGAGAGGCTCCTCGAGAATGGAGCGAAAGTAATTCCGATTGCAGATGGAAAGTACTCGGATAGGCATAAGCGAGTAAACGAATACTCGAAGAGATTCCAAGGGGAGAAGCAAGTTTATCTCGCGCTCCATCTCAATTGCGGAGGTGGGGATTACGCTTCTTTCTTCCATATGGGGAGCGAAGCAGGTGCTAATCTTTCTGCTAAAATTTGCGATGAGATGCGAGATGCTTCTCTTCCGGGGTTGGTACGTTGCTTACCTAAGAGAGCATCTGCAGAGGATTGGACTAAGAACGCGTGGTACACGATACGAGGAATCCAAGCACCGATAGCGATATGCTGCGAGCCTCTTTTCATGGATACCCATCTAGATCTACTTACCCTTGAGCACTTAAAAACGATTGCAGATGCCATCGCTACAGGTGTAACGAGATGGAGCCTGTAATGGAAGAGAATCTTATCCACTTGATGCTAAACGGAGGGGCTAATATCGCTTTCGGGCTCTTTCTGTATATGCAGAATAAAGAACTCAAAGATCGCGCAGATGCTAGAGAAGAGAAGCAGGATAAGAGAGAGCAGGATCTCCGAGATCGATACGATAAGGTTATTTCCGAGATGCAGCAAAGAGAAGATACGATGCGGAAGGAACTAGTATCGGAGATAAACGATCTCGATAAAAAGGTAACGATGCTAGAAACAAAGATAGAGCATATCGTAAAGATTATCGATGAGATAAAGGCTCGTTTTGTAGCGGTAAGATAATCCGCTCGATCTCCTTATCTTGGAACAGATCCCAAGATGCTCTCTTAAATATCGTGAGATCTTTCGGGCCTGTATTCTCTACAGTAAACTCGCTCAAGAATGGAACGAGGCCATCTATCGCAGAGTAGAGCCTATGGGTATCGATTATCGCTATCCATAGTTTACCGGAGTATAGGAATCCTTCCATCGTTAAATCGGATATCTCCCCTCCGTTATGTATTGCATGAAGTCTCGAATCGATCTCCAGAGGCATCTCCGGGTACTTGGTTCTCTTCCATCTAAGAGCGAAGTGCTGCGCAGGTCTACTCTTCCATAGTCGAGCGGATACGGTTAACTCCTTCCCATTCTCGGTATAGGTATAATCGATTCCAGCCTTCATATCTCTATCGGTTCCAATCTCGGTTCTCCATTCACCGGGGAAGCGGTCGCGCAAAGTAGGAACCACCCAATCGAACCAGAGCAGATCGGATTCTCTCAATCTATCTTGTGTATTCATGCCGTAGCCTCCGAGACTGTAGCAGTATAACACAAAAATATATCAAAAAATCGCTATTTTCTTGACATTGCAATAGTTTTCTATGATATAGATATCTATATCCAATAGTGGATATATTAACAGAGGTACAAATAATGGACAAAATGAAATATGAACTCTTAAGCACAGTAGTAGCCCTCGGATGCTTTCTTGCTATCCCTGCAGCTCTTTCTCTTCTTTGCTATGTGATGGGGGTATAAGATGAACCGCAACCGAAGAAACTATATCAAAGAGAACGGAAGAACAGCACTCCGAAAGATGAGCAATAAGCGAACCCCTCCCCAGCCTATCAAACTCGAGGATAATGCCTCTCTTGTACGAGTGCAGAAGATTGGATCTCTCTGTAAACTCTGGAGTCCTGTTTACTGTACTTGGGTATGGGAAGCAACTGTAGAGATCAATGGATTAGTA